GCAAATGCCCAGACCTTCAGAGGAGCAGATGCTAAGAGACTTAAAGCAGAATTAAAATCAATGATATAATATGCAAGTATTTACTCCATATCCTCAGCCATTTGCATGCGCAGATTGTTTAGACCCACGCAGACTCAATAAGCAAATCATCGAGTGCAAACAGATATTAGCAGCAATACGAGGCGAAAGTCAAGCATGGAAAAACCATCCTGTTACAAAGCAGTATAGAGGGCATACAGAGTATCTTGAAGCTTATACAAAATGCCTTGAGTGCTATAAAGCTGGAAAGTTTGATTTAGCATCGCAGTATGATAAAAAAGCTATAGCAAATAAGCCGGACTTTCTCACTGAAGAATTTTGTGACCAGCATAAGCGCAGACTTTATACTAAAAACAATAACTTTTATGCTTATTTCTATAAGTATGGTGAAAGTCAAGAAAATTGGTATTATGTAGATGGAAAATTACTTAAATATATTAACGGTAAAATTGTAAACAAATGAGCAACATTTTAGAAAAAGCAAATCAGATTGTAAACGAGCGCTCAGAAGAAAAAGAGCGTCAGTATGGCCCATTTCAGGCATCAATGGAGAGAGCAGCAGCTCTTTATAACCTGATGTCACCTCAAAATGAGCAGATAACAACTGCTGGAATTTACAGAGCTATGATTGCTCTTAAGTTATCGCGTGAAGCTTATGCCCACAAAGAAGATAACTTGCTTGATGCGGTTGCCTACATGGGCTCTATGAATGACTATTTGGAAGAGCATAAGGAAATTTTTAGTAAATAACTTTTAATAAATCAAAATTATGGCAAAGGTGTATAACACAACAGACCTCAGACCAGACCAAGCGTTTGAGCGCCACGTATTTCACAGAGACCAGTTTGCTCACTATTTGAGATGGACCCACATTCTCAAAGAAGCTAAGATTGGTGAGTCAATTGTAGATTTCGGTTGCGGAGCAGCAAACTTGCTCGAAGTATTGTATCGCAACAAGTTCAAACAAAAAGAGTATGTCGGCATCGATATTCGCGAAAAGACTATTGATGAAGCAGCAGAGAAATATGCCAATGTTCCTTGGGCAAGTTTCTACGTAGCAGACCTCGTAAAGCATGACCTGGATTTCAGCAAATTCAATGCTGATAAAGTATGCTCATTTGAGGTGCTTGAGCATGTTGGTAAGCAGAATGCTCATATCTTTTTGGAGAACTTCAAAGCATGCGGTAACAACAATGCGACTTATTACCTTTCAACTCCAAACTATGACCCAGAAGTAGGAGCTGCGGGTAATCATACTTATGATTCAGGCGACGGCCGCGGAGTCGATGTTCAAGAGTTTGACCATTGGGAGCTTGAAGGTTTGTTGCGTGAGCATTTTGTGATTGTAAAGAAGTTTGGTACGTTTGCTTCAATGAAGGACTATAAGCCTCTTATGAACGACTGGCAGAAGAAGATGTTTGAGGCTCTTAAGGACTATTACGATTCAAACCTCATTTCTAACATCATGGCTCCTATGTTCCCTGAAGCTTCACGTAATACGATGTGGGTGTTGAAGCGTAAGCCAGGTGATGTAAAGACTTCGAAGCCAACATCTGCTCCTGAGCAGCCGAGTTTATTCCCAGAAGACGAACTTTTCTAAAATATAAGTAACATGAAAGAAGTATTATTTAAGCTTAATGAGTTTTGCGGGGCTAACCGCATTGAGTATGCAGTAACAGGAACAACCGCTCTATCTTTGCTTGGAGTTCCATCTTGTTTTGTTCCGCAAGATATAGATATTAAAGTATTTCACTTGACAGAAGAGCAAGCTAAAAAGCTTGAAGAGCTTCAGTTCTTATCTGGCCTTAAGAATGAGAACTATGACCACGGCCAGTGTTTCTCATTTATCATAGATGGCGTGAAGATTAACGCCATTATCGATAAGACTAAGGACTATGACAAGATATGCAGTCAAAATGTATGTATTGACTACATTGACGAGGAACGGAAAAAGCATCATCTCATAAACGTACAGCTCGTAAATCTTGCTTTAGCTGACAAGATGAAGCTTAACAGAAGCAAGGACAAAACTTACTTAATCGACCTTATTCACAATTTAACATCACTCTGCTAACATGTTTGAAAAAGTAAATCCAAGCCACCCAGATAAAGTGGCAGATAGAATCGCAGGCGCTATCGTAGATATAGCGTACGCCAAGAATAAGAATCCTAAGATTGCAGTTGAGGTACTTTTAGGCCACGGTAAATGTTTTATCATTTCAGAAAGCAGTGAAAACATTACTGAAGATGAGGTAAAGGCAATAGTAAATCGAATCTTAGGCCAGGCAGAACTCAACTACGTACAAGTACAGCAAGACCCTATCCTTGCTAAAAATCAAAGTGAGCAGGTACGATGCGGCGATAACGGTATTTTTAAGGGTTGTGTTACTACTCTTGAGCAAGAGCGTCTTACTCAGATAGCTAAAGATATTTATTCGCATTATCCAAGTGATGGCAAATATATTTTGGCTAATGAGAAAACTTCGCGCAGCCTTCTTACAATCTGCCAAAGCAATGCCTCTACAAGAGAGCTTAAACTCTCTTATCCTGCAGCTATAATTAACCCGCTCGGAGACTGGGAAGGCGGCTATAACGTTGATGCAGGAGCAACTAATAGAAAGCTTGGTAGTGATATGGGAGATGCTGTAACAGGGGGAGGCCTCCATGGAAAAGACCTATCAAAAGCAGATGTATCTCTCAATATCTATTGCCATCTGAAAGCAAAAGCTTTAGGCAAGCCTTATGAATTGGCTTGTTCTATCGGCGACACAGTAGTAGATGGCAGACCATATTCTCAGATTGTTGAGATAGCACGTGAGTATATTGAGGACCTTGGAGGTTTTGAGAAATTTGCAGAATGGGGTTTAATTAGATAAGTAGAAACAATATGAAATTTGCAAAAGTAAGAAACGTAAAGTCTCCTGTAAGAGGGACAAATAAAGCAGCCGGAATCGACTTCTTTGTTCCGGATTTTGGAAACGGTAAAGGCTTTATAGTGCACCCAGGTTCTGATGTTCTCATACCATCTGGAATTAAGATGAATATCCCAGAAGGTTATATGCTTATGGCAGCTGATAAGTCAGGAGTTGTAACATCTAAATGGGCATGCATCGGAGCTAATAGAACTCCTAAAGCAGACGCTTTTGAGAGCATTGTGATTCTTGGAGCAAAGATTGTGGATGAAGATTATCAAGGTGAAATTCACATCCATCTTGTGAATGTAGGTAGAGCTAAGGTGCACATTAAGCCAGGTATGAAAATAGCACAATTTATTCTTGTGCCTGTATCTTATGAGGGCCTTGAGGAAGTACCAGAAGCAAAGCTTTTTAGCCAGACTTCAGAACGTGGTGAAGGAGCTCTCGGTTCAACTGGAAGCTATTAGAAAGATTAGTTTATGCATTATTCTCGCGCGTAATATCGCACTTAAAGTATGAAGCAAAAGATTTATATTCAGAAAAATAAGTGGGCTCTAAAGCGCGCGAGAATATATTAAAAACAAAGCACTATGGCAATCATATCTGAGAAAACCATTATCGTTGAAAGCCCTATGGATTTAGAGGCCGAAATGTGCAGGTATAACAGTAAAACCAGAGAAGAATTAGAAGATACTCTTTGGTTTGATTACGGTGTAACATTAGTAGTAGCTTATGAACATAGCCTATAAAAATGCAACAGAAGCCTTTGAAGATTTATATAACTTCATTATGGCTCAGGGAGTGAAGACTAATGTTGGAACAAAGGCTGTTTACAACGTTGGTTTTTACTTGCTCAATCCTGAACAGCGCTCCATCACGACTGAATGGCGTAAGTTTAGTGAAAAGTATGCCGAGCGTGAATATGCTTGGTATATGTCAGGTGATAGAAGTGTTGAGGATATTAAGAAGTATGCTCCTATCTGGGATAAAATGCATGGAGGCGATAACATAGTCAACTCTAACTATGGTTGGCAGTGGATGCGCAATGGCCAATTAGAAAAGTGTATTGAACAGCTTAAGAGCAACAAAGATTCCCGTCAAGCTTGGTTTACAATCTTCGATGGCAAGGAAAAGGATGACTATAAATACGATACTCCTTGCACCTTGTCAGTAGGATTCGATGTTAAGCCAGGTGTTGAAACTCTCGACATGTGCGTAACTATGCGAAGCAATGATTTAGTATTTGGATTCTGTAACGACCAATACTGTTGGACCAAACTCCAAAAGCTTGTTGCCGACGAACTTGGTTTGCCTATAGGTACATACTACCACTTTGCTCATGATTTGCACATTTATGAACGGCATTTTGATATGCCTGAAAAGTATTATAGCGAACAAGTTAAAAAATTACAGCAATGAAATTAGAAGAACTGAAAATTATTGATGTAATCAAGATGCCTTTATTTGCAGAGCAGATAAAATCATGCTTAGATGATTTGCGCAAGACACGCAGAGAGCTTGAGGCCAAAGGCGCTCAGTTCAAAAGAACTGCTATGGATAGACTTGCAGAGAGAAAAGCTCTTGAGCCATCAAACCTTGCAGAGCTTTATGCAAAAGTGGTAGATAAAGAGCTCAACCCGAGCGAATGGTCTTCCGAACTGCGTGCGTTTATCAAAGGCATCGGAGATGCGGCTTTTTATAGAACTATGCAGCTCTTAAAAGCAGAAGAAGAGTATCATGCTAAAAATTCAGAACAAAATGAAAAAGATTCTTAAAGTTGTGTGGCGAATACTGGAAGTAATTTACTTTCCGGTTTATATCGCATTCTGGCTATTGCATAAAATAGCGAGATTCATATTGGCTATATCTTATTTTGGTATGCTTGAAGGCCGAATAGCAAAAGACATACTCAAATCATTGTTCAAGTGGCATGGAAGACATTAGGCAATATGGTGACCTAACGGATAAAGAGCTGCTCGAATTTTTAAGTGAGATTCAGGGAG